TACTCTATATCTGGTACACCAGTATTTGAAGGTATAACGTTAGAAGAAAAAATGCAGTTTAGCAGAACAGTAGGTAATGGTATGATTTATTTACATTATGCTCAGACTGGTAAAACTTGGTATGAAGCTTATTGTGATGATGATGAAATCGTACCAACTGAAAATATTACAGAACATAGAACAGTTTCAGGAGAGTTTTCAGCTCATATTGGTAAACCATTTGACTTTATAGTCGATGATGGGTTTAAAAAATATATTACCGATAGAGGTAGAGATCCAGAAGATCCAGATTTAGCAATTGGTTATTGTCCAATAGGTCAAATAAACTCTGTAAATGGTATAGACATAGAAGATTATGAAGCATGTCAAAAAGTATTAGAAGAGTACGATGATTTTTATGCTATAGAATATAATGGATTAAGAAACGAATATGATTATAGAGCAGATGATAGTACTTATCTAGCTAAAATAGAAGGTGTAATGGATACCTGGGAAGTAAACGATAACTTTAAACAATTTGCATAATGAGCTCAATAACAGTTAATCCTTCAGTAGAAGTAGAACATATTCCAATATGGAAAGCTAAATTATCTAACTTTGAATATGATAGAGATTTTTTAGAGCAGGATAAACTGTGGAAAACTAATGCTCTTTCAAATGAAAGTTATACATTATATAATAAAGAAAGATTAGACTTTATACCAGAGAGTTCTGAAGAAGTATCAAACTGGTTAGAAGAGTTTAAAAAAAATAACGATATATTTTCTTTATTAGGTAGTTTATTTGATAATGATCAAAACAGAGGATTTGTATTATCAGAATACCCTTTAGAGTTTAAGAATACAACAATTGAAGCTTTTTTAAGAAGAAATTGTCAATTAATTTATAGAGTTATAAACGATGCACCTAAATATAGTATGTATAAACATTACGATAATAGAAGTGTATTTAGTAACTTTTTTATAAATCTGTGTGATAACCCAGATGTAGCAACTGAATTTTATAATACTGGTACTACTCTTAACACAGATACATTAGATGAAACATCTGGTATCTTTTATAAAGGTCCAACAACTTGTTGTGATGGTTTATTTTTTATGAACAGTTACCATACTTGGCATGGTGTAAATAACAGATCAGATGAAAATAGGTTTATATTAAATATTGTAGTTTATTTTAACGAACTAACTTATTAATGGAACAAAAATATAAAATAGATAAAGATAACAAATCATTTTGTTTAGCACCTTGGATGTCTACTCATGTGTGGCCTGATGGTAAAACTTTTCCTTGTTGTATATGGAATATAAAAGAACCAGTAGGTAATGTAAATAAAAACTCTCTGAAAGAAATATGGAATGGAGACGATATGAAAGAAACTCGTCTAAAGATGTTAAAAGGAGAAAAAATAAAAGCATGTGATAGGTGTTACCAAATGGAACGTACTGGTTATGATTCCTATAGAAAACATTTTAATGTAGATCATGGAGATAAAATGCATTATATTCAAAAAACTAAAGATGATGGTACTTTAGATGATATGAATTTGCATTTATGGGATTTGAGATTATCAAACTTCTGTAACTTTAAATGTAGATCTTGTGGTTTTGGTTTATCTTCATCTTGGCATTCAGATCAAAATGCATTAGCAGTTAATCCTCGAATGAAAGAAATAGGTAGTGGTTACTTTGGAAATGATGTAGCTGAAAAATCATTAATATCAGTAAATGAAAAAGCAGATTTTTTATCTATGATGGAAGGTCATTACGAATGTGTTGATGAGATCTATTTTGCAGGTGGAGAACCTCTTCTTATGCCTGAACATTATCAAATATTAGATAAATTATTAGAGTTAGGTAGAACTGACGTTCAGATAAGATACTCTACTAACTTCTCTAGATTTAAGTTTGGTAAAAAGCATGTATTTGATTATTGGAAGCATTTTAAAAACTTACAATTATGGATAAGTGTAGATGGAATAGGTAAAGTAGGTGAGTATGTTAGACATGGATTCAATGATGCTAATTTTGAAAATCAAATAAAGTTATTTGCTGAGTCTGGTATTAAACCACCAGATACTGGATACATGATTACTTACGGTGCTATGAATTTCTTACATTTATTTGATATGGTATTAAGTTTTATAAAAAGAGACTTTACCGATTATACAGAACCATTCCAAGGTAACAGGTTAATGTACTTTAGTCCTGTATCTTTCCCAGCATATTTAGATACTAGATATTTACCTAACTGGGTTAAGCAAAAGTTTCTTGATAGAATGAAAAAGTTTCATTTCGAACTTCATGATGCAGGAGCTAAACATTTCTTTATAGTAGATATAATGAAGAAGTTAAATATAGTTTATGATAGATGTTTACAGTATGAGTTTTCTGAAAAAGAAATGAATGAACTTATAGTTACAACAGAAGAATTAGATAAGTTAAGAAAAGAAAACTTTAATGAAGTCTTTCCTTATTATAATGATTTGCATGATTTAGCTAAAAATGATACTCCTACTCCTCCAAAATACGATAGGTATTTAGATAAAAAGGTTTAATGAATAAAGCAGTTACAGAAGCAGAAAAAGAAAGTACTGAATTTATAAACTCAAATAATAAGTTTGTAGAAACAGGAGATCCTTTTGTTAAGTATATAGCATCTCATAAAGGTTTAGCTTCTTTTGGAAGACCTAATGTTACAGCTAATATAAAAAAAGAAAAGACTGCAGACTCATTAATGTATCCAAGCTCAGTTGTATTTGAAGCTACATACAATTTTGATTCATTAGGTAGACGAAATACTCCAGTTACTGAAGGTGATAAAGATTCAGTTTCAATATTTTTTGGAGACGCTCACTGTTTTGGTGAAGGTATAAATGATAATGAAACTTTACCTTACTATTATCAAGACTCAAATAATAATTATACTTCTTATAACTACGGATTTTTAGGTCATGGACCAAATCATATGTTATATACATTAAATACAGAAGAATTTAAAAATGAGTTTAAAGATAAAAAAGGTAAGGTATTTTATATCTATAGAGATGATGCAATAAAAGTAACAGTAGGAGAAGTACCATGGGGTGAAGGTTACCCTAAATTTATATTAGATGATAATCAAATAATTTACTCGGGTAGTTATGGAGGAGATAATTATTTTCCTGATCCAATGTATTTACCTTCTATGTTTACTCAAGATGATTTTAAACTTACATCAGAAGTATTCAAAGAAGCTAAAAATATTATATCAGACATATCTAAGGATTTAGAATTATATGTTGTAATTATTCCTTTAAGTTTTTCTAACTATGAAATGCAACCTTTGTTAGAAGATAATAATATAAATGTAATTAATCTTTATACTGTTGATTTAGAAGCTCAAACAAATGCAGATGCTAGATTTTTAGATGGAGTTCATACTCCTGCTTCTAATAAATTAATAACTGAATTGATAAATAAACATATAAAAGGAGAATTAACTAATAAAGATCTAAGATTTTCTGACTATATTAATAAAGAAGAAGTATTTAAAAGATTAGATATTGAAGCTCAGTATATACCTAGTATGGTTGATTTTCCATATGATGATGCAGGTGTCATAATATCTAATGTAATGAGAAGATATACAGGTTGTGATATTATTACATATAATCAAGCACTAACCTACTTAAAAAGTAAACATCAAGAGAAATTAAATAAAAATAAATGAGTAACGTAAAACTATCAGAAATAGAATTAACACAACTGAACGATATAAAAAAAGCTAGAAATAGTTGCATTATGGAATTTGGTAACATATCTATAATAAGGAAGCAGTTAGAAGACAGAGAAAGTGCAGCACTTGTAAAATGGAATTCTATACAAACTTCTGAAAGAACACTAGCAAAAGCCCTTGAGGACAAGTATGGTGTTGGAACAGTAAATATTGAGACTGGTGAATTTATCCCCAGCAATTAATTTACGGTATTTTTAGTCTATTTATATATGTAGTTAACAACCGTAATAGAGCGGTTTTAGTCTACATTTATATATTTATAAGAGTACTCAATAATTTAACTTATATAACATGGCAGAAACATTAATCTCCCCAGGTGTATTAGCAAGAGAAAACGATATATCATTTATCGCTCCAGCAGCCCTAGAAGCGGGTGCGGCTATAATTGGTCCTACAGCTAAGGGTCCAGTAGAAGAACCTACACTGGTAACCTCATTTGGAGAATATTCAAGAATATTTGGAACCACTTTTACTTCTGGATCAACAAAACAGGAATTTTTAACTTCATTGGCAGCAAAGTCATACTTTGGTCAAGGAGGTAATTCATTATTAGTAGCAAGAGTAGTATCTGGCTCATTTACAGCAGCTAGTGACTCAGGTGTTACAGCATCAGATGCAGGTGCAGTTCCATTCACACTTTCAACGTTAAGCAAAGGTGAAATTGCAAACAGCTCTGGTTCTCATTCTACAGACGGTGCATTATCAAATGGTAATGCTGATAACGTAAGATGGGAAATTAAGAATGTAAACACTGGTAGTGGTACATTTTCATTATTAGTAAGACAGGGTGATGACAATACAAAAAACAAAATCATATTAGAAACTTGGAACGATTTATCATTAGATCCAAATTCTAGTAACTATATCGAATCAGTAATTGGTAACCAAACTAAAACAGTTGGTACAGATGGTTCAGACAAATTTATTTCTGTAAGTGGTGAGTACGCTAACAAATCAAAATATATAATTGTAGGTTCAGTAGCTAGACAAACTTTAGATTACTTGGATAATGACGGTAATATAAGAGTAGCTGGTTCAGTTAATTCTTTACCAACAGTTCAATCAGGTTCATTTAAAAGTGCAACAGGAGAAATAGCATCAGGTTCAGATAATTACTTTACTGCTATATCTAATACAGATACACAAGGTTTACCTGCAACATCATATGCTGATATGATCAGTGTATTAGAAAATAAAGATGAATATGTATTCAACATTATTTCTACACCAGGTTTATTCTATGAATTTGGTAATCATGCAACTCAATTAGATTCAGTTATATCTTTAGCTGAAACTAGAGGTGATTGTATAGCAGTAGTTGACTTACAAAATTACGGAGCAAATGTAAATCAAGTAACAGCTACAGCTAACAACCTTAATTCATCATATGCGGCTGCTTATTGGCCACACGTACAAACACAATCAGCAACTGGTAAAAATGAATTCGTACCAGCATCAGTGGTAGTACCAGGAGTATATGCCTTTACTGACGGAGCTGCTGCACCATGGTTTGCACCAGCTGGATTAACAAGAGGTGGAATACCTACAGTAATTCAAGCAGAAAGAAAATTAACAAGATCTCAAAGAGATACATTGTATAACGCTAATGTAAATCCAATTGCCACATTCCCAGGAAGTGGAATATCAATATTTGGTCAAAAGACGTTACAAAAGAAACCATCAGCTTTAGATAGAGTAAATGTTAGACGTTTATTAATTGCCTTAAAGAAATTTGTTGGTGACGTATCTAGAGAGTTAGTATTTGAACAAAATACAAACACTACTAGAAACAGATTCCTAGCTCAAGTAAATCCTTACTTAACATCAGTTGTTGAGCAGCAAGGTTTATATGCTTATAGAGTAGTAATGGATGACACAAACAATACGGCAGATGTAATCGATCGTAATCAATTAATCGGTCAGATATTCATTCAACCTGCAAAAACAGTTGAATTTGTAGTATTAGACTTTACTATTGAGCCTACAGGAGCAACATTTGGAGCATAATTTAAATTTTTAGATATTTATAATAAACAAATAAAATGGCAGTAGTAGATCCTAACGAAATAATGTTCAGAGCTTTCGAACCGAAAGTGCAAAATAGATTCTTAATGTTCATTGACGGTATACCATCGTTTATGATAAGAACAGCAGCTGGTCCGAATTTTACTGACAACGCAATAAAATTAGATCACCTTAATACCTATAGAAAAATAAGAGGTAAAAGAGAATGGGGTGATATCGATATGACTTTATATGACCCAATTACACCATCTGGTGCACAGTCAGTAATGGATTGGGCAAGATTATCATATGAATCAGTAACTGGAAGAGCTGGTTACTCAGACTTTTATAAAAAAGATCTTACGTTACAAGTCTTAGGACCTGTAGGAGATATAGTAAGTGAGTGGGTGATTAAAGGAGCGTTTATCACTGATATGGATCAAGGTGGATTTGATTGGGCTACTGACGAAACAATAGAATTATCAATGACTGTTGCAATGGACTACTGCGTATTGAACTTCTAACCACGCTACACTACATACTCAAAATTAAAGAATCCTCCTTATGGAGGGTTTTTTTTCTGCTTTATTCTTCTTATATTAATTATATATTAAGGCAAGTTTAAGAGAAGTTTAAGAAATCTTAAACTATTTATTAGTATAATCCTTTTATATTATGAGAATACTAAGCAAAATTAGGTTAGTCCTAGCATTTGCGTTACTCATTCTGGGAATGATTACTTTACATGCTAAGGATAATGAAAAAGAAGAAACTGCCAAGTATATGATTTACTTAGATATACGTGCAGAACTCGATGCTGGAGACTTGACTCTAGAAGAGGCCCAAAAGAAATGGCGAACAGCAATTAAGCAACTTAAGAAAGAAGAGGGTAAATAAACCCTCTTTTTTTGTTGGTTCCCATTTTAAAAGTTCTTATATTTATATAAAATACTAGTTATAC